GTATTGCCTTTTAAGATCAGCCCAGACCTTGTCCTGTTCTCCGATGAGATACTCGAACGTTTCGATTCCTTTATATAAGCCCATACATATACCTACGGCACGATAGGTTTGCATGACGTAATTAGGGATATCGTTGTCTTTTACCCATCGTTGGTTCACACAAAGGTGAGAGACGTACCAGTCAAGAGTCTGAGTTGGTCGTGATTCGGAGTCCCAAATGAATCCAACATAAGTAATATCTTCTGTGGCACCTACGACCGAAGTCTTATCAACATCTAAAGTTAGTCCAAATCTTTTGTAAACATCTACTAAATAAGGTAATTTAAAGTATTTAGTAGTTAAAAGTGCATCATCACCATTTGTAAAGCCATTCTCATGTAAAAAGAACTTGCCATGTGTCTTTTCATATACAGCATAGTTAAGGATAGTACGATTAAAGAAATTATCTCCTATTGAAGTGTGATAAGATCCAGAAGGCATACCTTTTCTTGTAAACTGGATATCGGTAGAACGGAGACAAAAAGGTGTGAAACACAGATAAACTATCTGATCCAGATAGTACTGTTTATTATTTTCAAAATCCACGTCACCTAAAGAGAGAGCTGAGAAGTAGAGAGCCCAGAAGTAACTAGGGATACAAGAATCAAATTTCTTAACATCCAGACATATAATATCAAAACCAAGACGACGTAATGGTTTGATCATATATTCAGAAATTTCAAATCTCGTCTTACCGTTTGAAATTATCTTCGATTCTCTTCGTGCGTTAAGCTCTGAAACTAAAGAAAGGAGAGGTTCAAAAAGATAGATTTCAAGTAAAGTAATGGAGAAAGGAAATCCCCAGACAGGTCTAGCCTTTACAAGGTTACTTTTAAGATCTGGCGATAAATAGGTTCTAAATCTGTGAAAAATAGTACAAGGTAGTACTAATAGCTTACCAACAATAGGATCGAGGATATAGTCAGAAACGAAATCCTTGGTTTCCTTAATTGTATCTAAATTACTCTTCTTAGTATACCTTGGGTAACACGAAGAAGTAGTAAGTTTAACTTTTGATAAAGCTGAGTCAACAGAAGGATGTTTTTCGTGGCTAGTGAAAAGACCTAGTTCAAGACCAGTTTGAAAGGAACTTTCTAAAAGGTAGTCAAGTACAACAGACTTCCAGGAAAAGTTTGATTTTTTAAACTCATCCATCATCTGATCGTCTACTTGGATAACCTGTTCGGGAGTGATACTAAGCTCGAGATTGATTGATCTGCCTAGTGTATTCTCGATACATCTTTGGAATGATACAAATACGCCTGGGAGGGTGATACGTTTTGAAGCATCCCTAAGCTTATTGTTTCGACCTAAATCGGTATTCACTGATTTCTCAGGAAAACTTTTCAGGTATCTATTGAACATAAAGAAAC